CTGTCCCTCTTTTAGCTGCTGTTACTGCATTAGCATTAATCTTTGCAGTTTCTACTGAGTTGGATGCGAGTGTTCCTGCATCAACTATTCCATCAGGTAAGCCGCCTACTGAGACTCCTGTTAATGTTCCTGACCCGTTAATAGTTATTGGCATAATTTAAACGATTGTCCAGTTTTCGCCAGATGGAATCGTAACTGTGACTCCAGCATTAATTGTAATCGGTCCAAAGCTACCAGCATTACAAACAGCTCCAAGTTCAGTTCCAATCTCATAATTAGTTGTTACTGTCTGACCATTTTCAATAAATATTTTATCTGTACCACCACCAGTTGCTCCTCCTCCTGACTGTTCTGCCCAACTTAAATTTCCTGCTCCATCAGTAATTAAAACGTAATCTGCAGATCCTCCAGTTGTAGGGAACTGTGCAACCTTAGTTCCATTAGAAGTTAAAGTAACTACACCTGAACTAGCTCTAAAGAATCCTGTATCTAAGTCATCAGCGAAAGTAATACTAGGTACTCCTAAAGTACCATCGGGAAAAGTAGCTCCTGAATTAACATAATCTGCGCCTGCAAGTATTACACCAAAGAAAGATTCACCTGTATTAGGAGCAGAACTAAATTCTATTTGATTGCTTGTATTAAATTTAAAACCTGTAGTACCTGTAGTATCTGGTTCTTGTATAACACCACCAACTGAAATTAAACAATTCTGAGGAATTTTAGGAAAAGGAGTTGGCGTTACTCCGCTTACATGCAGATTAAAAACTTTTGTTGTGCCATTGAAGCTACTGCTTATATCATCAATCGCTTTATAGCTTTCAAATGCAACTTGTAAATTATTACCTAAATATGGCATAACAATCCACGTAAATTAGCTATTTTGCTATTTATATTTTACAGTCAACAACCTTTGAAACTAATTAACTGTTAGGTCCTTTGCTAGAAGGTGCAGTAGGCCAGACAATTTCTGAAGTTTCTTTATCTTTATAAGTTTGAGGAATATCTCTAAGTTTTTCACGATAAGCAGACCACTGTGCTTGATCGATAGTTGCACCTGTAGTCATTGCCCAATCTGAAGCCCTAAGTAAATCATCTCTTTTTTCTCTAACTAAATCCCAATCACTAGGTCCTGGATCAGCTGCTTCAACTGTATTTCCATCTTCTAGCCATTTTTTATACTCGATATAATCTGGATGTTCATTGTTAGCATCATCAATTCGGATATTAGCTCCATCCGATTTTCTACGAATCCAAGTAGTGAAATTTTTTCCTGTATCAGGATCATTTAAGTATTTATAAGTCATAATTAAAGCTCCGCATCAACGGTAAAGTGACCACCAACCCACTGTCCTGCAGTTATATCAGAAGTAGTTACACCTCCCCAACCCTTATCTGACTGTACTTTACAGGCGGTGAAACTAGTATCAGTATTTGAATCTTGAGGATTGTTAGCTCCAGTTGAGCATTTGGCTGCTGTTCCTACAACACTATAAGCGGTAATTGTTGTGGGTGTATCTCTCATAGTCACTGGAAAGTTAAAAGTAAGATCATTAGTTGTCTTACCACCAGAAGAATAATTTCTAGTCCATACTGACCCAAGATCTGTATTAGTTCCAGGTTCTACACCATCTACATAAGTTTTACAAAAATATCTCTGGCACTTAGCTAATTCATCAGCATATAATGTATGTTCAAACTCAGTAGCTATATCACCTACTTCTAGCTGAACACCTGTAATTGCATAAGTAGAATCATTTGTTGTAAACCAAGTAGTTGTATTGTCTGGATTTCTTGCAGCTCCATTCCAAGTTGTCCATGCCCCTAAAGTGGCTCCCGAAGTTGTGTAATCTGTTCCATAATATGGACCAAAATTAATTCCTAGTCCAACTCCATTATTATTATCAAATTGCAAATTAGCATAACCTGGGATCTTTACAGTTACTTTTGTCCAAGTGTCTGCTGACAAAGCTCCTGTAGAAAAAAGATACATCTGAGATGTACCATCTGAACTTGCTATATAACCATAGAAAGTTTGAGCTACACTAGATTTAACCCAAAAAGAAAGCGTTGCATAACTACTGGCTGAAGTGTAATCCCAACCAGAATTAGCCAAATTTTGAGCTTCTATTTGGTGATAAAGAACAGTTTCATCTGCACCAGCAGCTCCACCTGTTTGATTACCATTAGTAATTTGAAGAGCACTTCTAAAACCTTTAGCCCAAGGGCCAGTGTCACTAGAAGTTAAAGCTACTTGTGCAAATGCTTGATTTTCATCTGTACCAGCAAAAAAGCATTTATACCTATCAACACACTGAGTATTGGTAGTGGTTGTTGAAGTTCCTCTTTGAGCAACATTCATTGCTCCATTAATCACTAAATTTTTACTCTGCCCAACTTTATCTGAAAGATCTGTAGCTAAGTTCGAAGTTTTTACGTTAGTGCTTAGTCTATCTGAGCTAACAACATTAAGAGCCATAGTTAATAACCTCCTTAAGTCTGTTCTAAGTAGCTTACTGAAACATCAATAGCTGAAGCAGTAGCACATCTAGCTCGTAATTTATCATTAGATTCCATTATGACTTTCGATCCACTTATACATTCAAGAGAAGATCCTGCAGGTACTGGAGCATTTCTAATTAAATAAACATCATCTCCTGTTGTTTCTATATAAACATCTATATCTGCACTTGTTCCTGTTTTATTTGCAAGTAAAACACTAAGAAGTACACATGTTGCAGAACCACCTGCGGTAACTACCACTGCATCAGTATGCGTTATAACTTGAGTTGTGATGTCAGCTTTGGTGGTAATTTTGAAGGTATTTGCCATATCAGCCTAAAGCGAGAATAAGAGCGATTTGATCTGTAAAACTAGTCGTTGTTGCAGATAATGTTCCATTAACGATAACATTACCATGAAACGTAGAAGACCCTGTTCCATCTATTGTAAGCCTAGCAACTCCTCCAGTAACTAACCCTATATTGTCTGCTCCCGAACTATAGACTCCTGTATTATGATCGTTGGCAAATTTTAAAGCACAACTTGATAAAGAACCAATACTAAATTCACTATTAGTTCCATCATTTTTTAATAAAGAAGTTCCACCTGTGATGCTTCCGTTATGGACACGTAAAGTACTCTTATCAGTATCAACAGTAACTTCTCCAATCGCACCTTTAAATGCATCATTTTGGCCTGTGGTGCCGCGTCTAAATTGTACTTGTGTAGCCATAGATCTATCCTAATGCAACTGCTATTGCGGTTGCAAAGCTTTCTGTTGCAAATGCAGTTGGCATATTAATTGTAACCTTACTACCTGTCGCAGCTGTCGTTATATTGGTTCCTCCTTCAATATTTAAAACTTCTGAATTTAAATCAATTGCAATTGTTCCTGAATCACCTGTAATATCTAAATCTTCTGCTGATATTTGAGAATTAACATAAGCCTGTGTTGCTATTGTTCCATCAGCATCAGGAATTGTCATAGTACGTGTTGTACTAGTTGTAATTCCTGAACACTCAAAAGCTAATTGTTTAGTTGCGTCTGAATTATCTCGAACTCTAAAGCCATCATCATCAGTTACAACTGCTGCTGAAGTTATAGAAGTAACTCCTGCAAGGGATGCTGCAGTTGCACCAAGAGCAACAGCTGTGGATCCTATTGTTACTGAACTGTTTGCAAGATTGCTATTTGCAATAGAAGTAGCAGTTGAAAGAACAGTTCCTGTTTCAGCTGGAAGAGTAAGTGTTACATCTGCAGTTGCAGGAGCACCAAGTAAAGTTACTGTATTTGTTCCATTATCTGTTCCTTCTTTAAATAAAATCTTACCTGCAACAGTGGCAGAAGTAGCTTTTAGTACAGGAGCATCTAAAACTCCTGAGTTAATTGCTGGTGAAGTTAAAGTTTTATTTGTAAGTGTTTCTGAACCAGCTAAAGTTACAAAACTTCCATCTGTTAACGCAGTATTAAATTGTGCAGTAGTTCCTGTAACTGTGTTACTTCCGAGTGCAATACTTTTATTTGAAAAGGTAACTGTATTAGAAGCTGTAACTGGATAAGAAATATCACTAGTTAAGGCAACTGTTCCACCTGCATCTGGAAAAGTAATTGTACGATCAGCTGTTGGATCAGTAACAGATACAGTAGTTTCAAAATCATTAGCAGTTGAACCTTCAAAAACTATATTTCCACTAGCAATTGAAATAGCATTAGCTGCATCCGCAACGCCAGAAATAAGTGTTGTAGAAGATAAAGATGTAAGTCCAGCAATAGTAGAACCTGTTGCACCTAAAGCAATTGCTGTACTTCCAATTGTTATATCATCATTGGCTAATTGCCCATTAGGAATTGCACTTGTTCCTATCTCTCCAGATGAATAAGTTAATCCAGAACCAGAAGCAACTGTAATATGTGCTCTAACTTCAGCAGCTGATGGTCCTGTGTATGTAATTACACCTGTAGAACTGTTATAAGCAAGACTTCCATCTCCTCCACTGTCTGTAACTGAAACAGCGCCTCTTGCTCTAGCATTTGTATAATAAAGATTAGTATTTTCTGATAAATCTGCAGTAGTATTTCCAGCAAAATTTAACTTGTCTGAGGAAGTATTTAATTCCTGAAATAAACCAGAAACGATTATAAGTGGATTCCTTACTGCCATGTTTTAATTCACTCTTCTGGAGTTCGTTATTAATAAAGAACTACTCATTGTTTCTATATTACGATGACCACTTTTTTAACTCAGCAAAATAGGTGGTTCTAATTTGATAATTAATTCTGTTGAACCTGCTGCTTCTCCAATACGTGTTAAATATTGACTAGCAGATGAAGGTGCTGTCTTAGTAATAGCACCTGCAGATGCAGCTGAAAGATAATATTCATCTCCTTGATCTAAACCAGAAGTAGCTAATAATCCTCTAACAATCACATTTACTGTTTGACCTGTACTTTTAGTGGTCTGTGCGAAACCAGCTACTAATGCTTTATCCATAGTGTCATTTGCTATTGCCTTTCCAACTTTTCCATCACTTGCTCGACAATAAAGTGCTTGACCTTGTGTTACATTCTCAAAAACTTCACATTGATAACCAACAACAGAATAGGTCTGTTTACCTGCCATTGTTTCTTTCAAATCTCTTAACGCACCAACAAGACCTATATCATTAGCTAAATATGGCTCGTTATCTAAAACTCCAGGATTTGGCATCAGACTAATAAAATAGGTGGCTCAACTTGTATCGAAAAATCAGTAGTAGTGGCAGCTTCACCTACACGTGTTACAGCTTGCCCAGAACCACTAGGAGCTGTAGTGGTAATTGCACCTGCACTTGAAGGAGATAAATAATAAAGATCACCAGCATCTAAGCCACTCATAATTTTAATTCCAACAACAACAACTTTTACAGTTTCACCTGAACCTTTAGCTGAATCAGCAAAACCAACAACATTTGCTGCTTCTGAACTTCCACTTGCTGCAGTTGCTTTACCTACTTGACCATCTGCACTACGCATATAAAGAGCATCTTTATCACTCACTGCTTCAAAAGTAGTTGCATCAAATCCAACTCGAATAGGAGAGAAAGTCGGAAATCCTTCTTTTAAATCGACAACTGCATCGACTAATCCACGATAATTAGGTGTATAAGGAGAACGAGTCATAGAAAACCCGTTTGCAGTCATTAAGTCTACAAGAGCACTTATTGCACCTTCTAAATTTGGCTCATATGAGGCCATATAACATCTAAAACTTATTCTTTATTCTAAGTTGTTAAATCCTTTAGAATGAAATTATGACTGGAGAAGTAATTGCAATTGCTATTACAAGTGCTGTAGCAGCTTTTGCTGGTGTAGTTAAATCTTTAAATGGTTTCAACGATAAACTTCAAAAAAAATTTGATAGATTACAAAATGAAATTAATCGAGTCGAAGATAATATGCTTCGAGATTATGTTATGAAACAAGATTTAATTCGTGAGATGAACAGTGTTAATCAAAAATTAGATAAAATCTGGGAATTTTTAAATGCCTATTTAATCTCACAAAAAACTAAATAGCAACCCAAGAAGAAGTACTTGTTCTATAAATATACAAAGTTGTGTTTGATTCTGTGTAATGAAGTTGTCCATTTACAGGATTAGATGGATATGTTCCTGCACTGGCAGCGATAGAAGCAACAGCTTTAGGTAATTTCCAAGATGTGCCATCATGTATTTTTAAAATCTCAGTACTAGCTGTATCTAACCAACTTTCACCTTTTGAAAAACTTGTAAAACCTACTGGAGCATTATTAGGTTGAGTG